CCGTGTCTGTATTATCGCTCCCCGTTCTCACAGCAAATCTGCTACTCTCCGAGTTAAACTACTACATATGTGTTTATTTGAAAACCGTAATGGTAATCCTATGGAAGTATGGTTATTCTCAGCCAGCATACGCCAGGCAACAAACCGTCTTGAGGAAATCAAAACAGATATGCGTCGCCATCCTGAGTTACGAAAGTATCTTGATGAACGCAAATCAAACAAACAAAGAATCTCATTTACTAACGGTGCTTGGATTCAAGCAACCGGTGTAGGTTCTGCTATTCGTGGAGAACACCCTGCGGTGGTAGCCCTTGATGATGTCCTCGCTGAAATGGGGGATATGACTATGGAGTCCGTAAGCGAGTGGTTCAAAAAAGTAATTACTCCTATGCTTGACCCCGGTACTTCGCTGTACTGCGTAGGTACTCCTATGTCACACACTGACCTGTATCATACTGAAATGTTATCTGAAAAAGCAAAGCAGGTATGGAAATCAGGCGTTTGGTCTGCATTCCCTAATTGGGATGAACATAGAGCCGACCCGGATAATGTCGAGTTACTCCCATTGTGGCCCGAGTTTAGACCCACTGAGTTTCTCTTGGAACAAAAAATCAGCATAGACGACGACCTCGCTTTCGCACAAGAGTATTTGTGTAAGGTCGTGGATGATGATGCCCAAGTTTTCAACAGGCACCTCATCCGAGAACACATAGACATAGACTCCGTTGGCGGTTTCGACGGTCAACTCAACGATGGTTCCCGTTTCATCCTCGGTTTCGACCCTGCTCATGGTATAGGTAAAGATTACTCCGTCTTAATATGTTTACGACAAGATGAGCAAGGGTACATACACTTTGTTGATATGTGGCGCAGAAATGATTTCCCGCCGGACAGACAAGCAGATGTTATAATTGAGTGGGCGAAACATTTCAAAGCACCAGTAGCGGCAGAAGATGTAGGATTTCAACGCCTATACGAAACGGTTATTGAGCAAAAAGGCGGTCACTTAGACTACCGTTCATCTAAGGCATCCAACAAGGGACTGAAACAAGGGCTGATGAACAGACTTCGTGTTTGGTTTGAGCGTAAGTTAGTTATATTTCCCTATGGTTCTGATGAAATTAGAAAAAAGGTTAACATTATTCTTGATGAATTAGAAGCGCATGTATGGAAGAATGGAGAAATTGTTGATGTTGGCAGACATAACGATACAGTTATGGCTTTAGCCCACGCAATTGACCAATTCAAACCAAGACAAAGTAACTACATGCCTATGATTTCTAAAACAACAAGTATGGGTGGGTGGGCCAAAGACAAAAAGAAGCCTAAGTCCACAAACCGCAGACCTTCAAATGGCAGATATGTTAAGTTGTGATATAATATGGAGATACTAAGTATCAGTATGGCTTTAATAGCCCTCGAAGTTTTATTTTGGCTGATACTTGGCAAGTGGTTTTATAATAGAAGGAAACGAAAAAAGTCTATTTGGCATGAAGAATCTTGAAATAGCAGACCATAAGTAGGTATTTTCATGGCATGGTGGAACCCTTTTCAAAAAACAACTGTCCAAGCAAAAGAGACAGTTCCTTTAAGGAGGACAGTAAGCAAAAATGTCAAGAGTCCCTTTGAAGTTATGTCTGCTGGTATCAGTAACATAGTCAAAGATACTGAGGACATGACTCAAACTGCGTTTAACAACACAAATGAGTTTGATTTATACGATGACATGCTTAACTTTGACCCTGAATTAAACGGGGCAGTAAGAACCATAGCACTAACCGCTAACAAATACAAATTGTTAGGTGGTCGCAACGCTCAAATCCGTAATGCTATCAAAGACTTAACAGAAGATGTTCTCGATTTCGACGATTTCCTAATCAATGCTATGCGTAACCTAATGGTTTATGGTAATGATATTAACAAACTTGTAGGTAAATCGGGGGTTGGTATAACTGGCCTTCAATCACTACCTGTAAATCAACTAACTATTGTTGACGATAGAAAGATACCATTTGCGGCTACAAAAGATTATGCTATCATGGAGCCTAAGTTTTATCTTTACAAGGAAAACGCTATGAACAGTGCAAAGTATTCAGCAAATGAAATCATGCACATTAAGATTGACTACCGTTCTAACTGGTACATGGACCGAATGGGTCGCTGGACCTACGGTATATGGGGCGCATCTCGCTTTTCCGCACTAAAACAGGCTATTCGTGCTAAGTACAACAGTATGAATAACCGTATTGCACTTGAAGATAGTCTAACTAAGCAGTATATTACTATTGGCCCCGAGGCTATTGAGAATATCCAAGACCCTGATGAAGCCGCAGAACGCTTAGAGAACATTATGGACAGCGTAGGTTCACTTCTTGACGGACTACGCTCCGACCAAATACCAATCCTACCACACTATGTTAACATGGAGTTCGTTGACCTAAAGAATACAGTGCCGGATAACTCTTCATTCCTTGACAATGTTAACGCTGACATCTCAGCAGTACTACATGTCCCAAGAGTTTCAATGGGTCAAGAGCGTGGCTCAACCTTTGCGGCAACATTCAACGCTTCTCAGTGGTCGGTACAATCTATCCGCAGACTACAAACTATTCTCGGTCAATCCATGCAAGGTTTATTTTCAAAGCACTTAGAATTACTTGGTATTCCTCACAAAAAGGCAGACATACCTATATTAGAGTTTGACCCTATGGATGAAGAGTCTCCGTTTGAAGAGACACGCCGAGTGGTCATGGCTTACCAAGCGGGAATTACTACATTAAATGAAGCCCGTGTTGACTTGGATATGCCGAGAGAATCAGCCGAAATAGGCAAACAAAGATATAACACTCCGACTACCGAACCAATGGGAGACTTACCTCGAGAGAACGAGAATAAGCCTACCGATGAGGAAGTTGAACAGGATGGTGAAGGAAATGAAGAATAAAGGCCAGTCGTTTAATGACAAAATGGTAAAGCGTACAGTACTGCCTACTATCTATCTATGGCTTCTTGCCGCAGGTGCGGTAGTGGCTATGGGTATATGGAAACCCGATGTAGTTTTAATGAACCTTGATGGGTTCATAGCATTGTTGGCAATCATTAGTGGTGTTGCTGTCCCAGCACTGGGTACAGTACTTCGTATGTGGGAGTCAGAACAGACTCAAGAAGTTGATAACATTCCTACTGAATTAAAGCATGAGCGTGAGCGTGACAGTGCTACAAAAGAGCATATTATCGAATTGGAAAAGATTGCTCAAAAGCACGAACACCTTCTTGCACAAATGGCACAAGAGCATTCGCAAGACATGGATAAAATTAAAGGGCAATTGTCTCTCAAAACTTTAGAGCCTAAAAAGAAGTGATACCTTGGGTATTTACATTGATTACATTTTAACCCATGAAGGGTTAGAAAACATATGGGGTTCTGATTTACCAAGGGCCAGTGAAAAGGGCTATCCCGGCATATACGATAAAATGTGCTATTGGGTTTTATTTGAAGATGGTATAGCAATAGCCTACACATCATCCTTAGTTATGAGTGACAAGTATGCCTTTGTTGGTAATACCTATGTTCGTAGGGGATGGAGAGGTAACGGCTATCACTCTAAATTATTAGAGTATAGAAATGGTGCGCCTCATATGGAAGGTCTTACCAAAGTTACGGTTATCAATCCCATAGAGGATTCTAAGATGTCACACTTAGTAAAGGTAGTCGAAAGACTTGGTTACACAAAGGTCAGGGGAATAGAGGACATAATAGATATAATGCCCCCTTGGTTGTACGAAGAGATTTCAAAAGAAGGTCAGCAAATATGGCGATTAGATAGTAAGTTACCAACAGTACTTATTAGAAAATGCTAAAAGACACAACGCTAACACCAGTATATATGCCAACACCTAATCCGAGCGAAAGCCGTGACGATTTCATAGACAGGTGTATGGGAGATGATAAAATGGTTAACGAGTTTGGTAATCCAGCACAAAGAGCCGCAGTATGCAATTCTTACTACGACGAGAAATCCGCTTCGGAAGAATATGAAGATTGGGGAATAGAGGCTACTGCCGCAGAATATCAAGGTAAAAAAGTAACTCTCAATAAACCATTCCGTACTCCAGGGAAATCTAAGAAGTTTGCAGTATATACTAAGAACGGTTCCGGTACAGTAGTTATTGTACGCTTCGGCGACCCTAACATGGAAATTAAGCGTGACGACCCTAAGCGTCGTAAAGCATTCCGAGATAGGATGAATTGCAGTAGTCCCGGTCCAAAGTGGAAGGCTAACTATTGGTCTTGCAGAATGTGGTCAAAGACCCCTGTAAATAAAATGAGTAGTGAAGGAGACTGTGGTTGCGGTTGTACTGGCGCAGAAGCAAAAGACAAAGACGACCCTTGTACTACTGGCTATGAACAGTACGGTATGAAAATAAAAGATGGCCGAGAAGTACCAAATTGTGTACCTATCAAAGCGGCTGAACCTACTCCTAAAGATGACGAAAGCCATGACCAATATATGTCCCGTTGCGAAGCGGCTGGATATACTACTGAGGAATGTATGGCGGCTCACGAAGGTCACAAGTTTAACGCTTACAAAAAAGACGATGACGAATACATGAGTGATTACGACGAAGGTACTTGTCCACCCGGACAGGAAATGCGTAATGGCGAATGTCAAAG